AGCTTATAAGAAGTTAGGCTATATCTATCATCCTGACTACATCAGTATGTTTGCTGATGATGATCTTAGAGCAACAGCCTTGACTCATGGCATGTACTACAATGCAACGGATATCATGATTGAGCACAAACACTTTAGCGTGGGCAAATCTAAATACGATAAGACTTACCAATCCGAGAACAGCAGAACAGCGTGGAGGATTGGCGAGCAGATTTACTTTGATAGAGCTAAAAGAAAGTTCCCACTATGAAGAAGCTTTGGACCATTGCAGTGCTTACGATTCCTGGAAGAGAACAGCTCCTGAATAGATTGCTTGCAAGGTTGAAGCCTCAGCTTAATGATCAGGTGCAAGTGGAAGTGTTCGAGCATCCAACGGATAGCATCGGCAACAAAAGGCAGCGTGCCTTGTTAAGTTGTAAGACTACTTACATCAGCTTCATTGATGATGATGATTTAGTAAGTCCGAACTATGTGAATCACATCTTAAGCAAGCTCAAGTATTTGCCTGATGGAGTTGGCTTTCGTGGAATCATCACGAGCAATAACATCAAGCCTGTTGAGTTCGTCCATCGTGCTGGCCTTAACTACATCGATAAGGTGTTCAGGTCTTCTGATTGTTACATCTTCCATCGGCCATTGAATCACTTGAATCCTGTTAGGGTAGAGATTGCAAAGCAGATAGGATATGGTGATTCCAATCATGGAGAGGACAAAGATTATGCTTTACGATTAGCTGAGAGTGGATTAATCACTGATGATATATTCATTGATGAGTTCTTATACTTCTATCAGTATCGTAGTAAAAACGTGAAAGTGTAGTATCTTTGTGATATGGCAAAGTCATGGAGCAACTATCCGCAAGCTGTCAGAGATGAAGCAAAGCGAGGCATCAAACTAAATGATGAGGTTAACAACAAGTGTGCAACACAGGTCGGTAAGATACGAGCACAGCAGTTAGCTAATGGAGAAGCTATCACTATCATTACTGTCAAGCGGATGTACAGCTACTTAAGCAGAGCAGCAGAGTACTACAAGCCTGGAGATACTGAGGTTTGTGGTACGATTAGTTATTTGCTTTGGGGAGGCGAGCCTGCTCTACGCTGGGCCGAGAAGATTCTAAAAGAAGAAGGCGAGATATGAGAATACTACTGTTGCTTCTGTTAACTATCAATGCATCGGCTCAATGCCTGAAGGCTCCTACCTTCTTGGTATCTACTCCTAAAGGTGTGAGCACTGTTATCGGATGGCAGAAGAACGTTTGTGCCAATGGTTACTCAATCAGGATAAGACCTGTGGGGGTAAGCTTTTGGAGAACAATAGCAGTAGCAGACACTAATCGTAAAGAGGTATTCGGTTTGAACTATAGCACTGAGTATGAGTATCAGGTTGCATCAAAAGACAGCACGACCTTAAGCAGTTACTCAACCATTCGGAAGTTCAGTACGCTATGTGAGTGCTTAGTGCCTACGATTGTAATTGATAGCATTGGATACAATGGATTGTTATTCTACATTGATGATGATACCTGTGGCATTAAGTATGTGGTTAGGATTAAGAAGCAAACGGATTTGTATTGGTATGATGTAGTAAAGTCAGATTCAACACAGACCTTTGTGATTGATTGTTTAGAATCGAACACTGGTTATGTATGGAGATACAAGCGGATATGTAGCAACACAGGATACAGCTCTCCATTTGGTCCGACATGGTACGTTAAAACATTATAAATATAACTAAATGATAGGAGATAAGAACTGGATTAAGGATGTGTTCAAGGATTACCTTGATGAGTACGACCTGTATAAGTTCGCTGCTGATATGAATGCTTTGCCTCCAAAGGATAGGCTCAAGGCTATCAATGACATGATAGGTTACTTATATCCGAAGATGAGCAGTCAAGAGATTAAGACAACAGATAACGAGCTTGTAATAAAGGTAGTGCGTGAGTGAGATAACAGTAAGACTTAAAGAGCTTCATTCAGGGCAGACTAAAGTCCTGAGTGATTCATCCAGGTACAACGTGCTTAAGATTGGTAGGCGGTGGGGTAAGACTACACTTGCCGTTAATGAGTTGCTTCCGCAGATTGCACTTGATGGCAAGCCATGTGCATACTATGCTCCGACCTATAAGGACTTGAATGATGTATGGATAGAACTCAAGACAGCACTCAAGGATGTGATTGAATCTAAGAACGAACAGACTAAGCAGATGCGATTGATAACAGGGGGAGTGATTGACTTTTGGTCTATGGATGAGCCTGATAGTGGAAGGGGAAGGAAGTATGCGAGAGTAGTTATCGACGAGGCCGAGAAGGCTAAGAAGTTTAGAGAAGCATGGAATCAAACTATCAGAGCAACACTGCTCGACTTCAAAGGAGATGCATGGATATTGAGCACTCCAAAGTTTGGGCAGACTTACTTTAAAGAGTTATTTAAAAAAGAGGATGAGTCCTGGAGTGCTTTCAACCTGAGCACTTATGATAATCCTCACATTGATCCTGTTGAAGTGGACCACTTGCGTGAGCAGTTGGATGAGCTAACGTTTAGATGTGAGATACTTGCAGAGGATGTCGATGTAACGAATAATCCGTTTGCATACGCTTTTGATACTAAACATATCCATCCTGTGGAATATGATTCAAGTCAGCACTTGTATCTAAGCTTCGACTTCAACGTTGATCCTATCACATGCATAGCAGTGCAACAGATAAACGGTTGTATCAATGTAGTGAAGGAGTTCTATCTTAAGAACTCTGACATCTATCAGCTATGTGATCAGATAATCACAGCCTTCCCTAAAGCCAGCTTCATCATAACGGGGGATAGCACTGGAGCGAATAGGTCGGCATTGACACAAGGCAACTTGGGTTATTACGATGTAGTAGCTACCAAGCTGAGGTTAGGCCGAGCACAGATGAAACAGCCTAGTGTCAATCCATCTATCCGAGATACGAGAGTGCTCGTGAATAGTTTGCTTCAGAACTATTGCATCAAGATTGATCCTTCATGCGAGTGGCTGATTAAGGACTTGAAATATGTTGAGGTAGATAACGAAGGAGATATCATCAAGGATAGGCAGAGTGATTTAAGGAAGGCCGATTTGCTTGACTGCTTTAGATATTATTGCAATTCATTCCATCGTGATTGGATTCGCTTTTTTAATTAGTATATTTGTAACATGGCAACACAAATAGGAACTTTCACACTTCAAGGTAATGACTTAGGTAATTTACCTTCGTATGCTAATCAATTAATATTTGCATCGGATAATTCATATGCAGGAGCAGGTACAGGAACACTAGGCACTTCATTCACTGATTGTTTAGATGGATATGCAGCTTATATTGCTGGCAACGGTGGTACAATGACCTATACTTTAGATGGTCCTGGTGTTTGGAATGGAGGCACTGATACAGTTGTAACCATTACGATTAGTAACTTTGATTCTGAAGGCGGAGAGTTACTGCACTATTCTTTACTATTCATAACAGAAGAATTTACTTATCCTGTGGTGTGGAGGACTGCAGAGCCTGCCGTACCCACATTGTGCAACACATGCCAGCTCATACAGCTTACTGAGTGTGGCGATGATGACTTTAGGCTTGATCTTGGTTTACCTGATGGCCCTTATACTGCGTTCTACACTGATAATACATCAGGAGTAGTTTGGGAGCAAGGCACTTATTCAAGTGCTGAGCAAGGTGGCTTATCAGTTTACCAATGGTTTGCAACAGCAGGAATGTTCAACCAATATAGCTTCTACACTTTAACACTTCGTGATGATAATGGAGATCCTGTAAGTTGGGTTGTGAATGATGTAGAGTACACATGTGCAACGCTAACATTTAAAGTAACTGTTAACATAACTGACTAATGGAAGAAACAATTATATTCTTATTATTGAATTCACTTTACATCAACGGCTTGAGATTAGCCTTTGAAGAAGGAATGATATTCGAGAAGTTCAGCGAGTGGGGCGAGGAGTACATGGGCAAGCTATGGATGCCAGTAGCAGGTTGTGTTACTTGCATGGCTTCTATTCACTCATGGCCTTATTTGATTAGTTGTATTGATTGGACTGACTTAGCACCTGCTTTAGTTCAGGCGTTTCTTTATATTTGTGCATTGGCAGCAGTGAACACAATCATATATAAGAAGTTAATCGATGATAGCAACTATTGATGAATACTTAAAGAGCATAGGCTTCAAAGCAAGAGGCCGATGTTCCTGCATGAGCAAAGCTTACAGATGGAAACGTGCAGATGGATATGAGTTTAAGTTAGATAAGTGGGATAGATGGGAGTTAATAAAAAACGGAATTAAAAGATATGGCAAAGCTGAAACAGCTATTGAAGAAGTCAAAGACTACTTTGCAAAACAACTGGCTTAAGTTATCGACTAAGGTAACAGGCAAAACAGTATGGCAACTTGATGAAGGGCATGTGATAGAGCCTGCCTTCATTAGTAACGGAGTGCAGTACTATCGAATCAAAGATTACTTTAATACGTTCTCATCAAGAGGACTCACTGCTCTCCAGGTGTACGAAGAATGGAACATGAGGCTACAGAAGGAACATCTTCAGATGTTCGTGGATAGGTTTGATGAGATTGTAAATGATCCTAAGCAAATCAAAGTAAGTGAGCTGTGGAAGATAGTTGGAATGCTTAAGGAGAGATTGGATTTCGTAGTACCTACTACGGATTTGATTTATAAGTTTGCATCGGTTGCATTCTTTGATAAGAATGAGAGTCCATATAGTTATGATCCTGAATATGCGAAGGAGAAAATCAAACGCTGGAAGGAGGCAGGAGATGTCAATGATTTTTTTATCGTGATGCAGCTAAAGGATATAGTGCCCTTGCCAACGCTATCAGAGCAAGATTTAGCGATATGTTTGTCAGTGATAGACAAGGTAGCGGGGCATCAATTGACGAAGCTGCAGGATATGTGATGGCTAAGAATGCGGAGAGTGGCTTCATCCAAAGGACCATACTGAATCAAAGGTATGGAGTAAATTGTAATAAATTAACGCTATGGGAGTACATGCTTCTCTTAGAACACACATACAAACAAGACAAATAAATTAAAAAAATAAAACAATGATAGTAGCAAAAGCAATCGACTCAAATTCTATTACTTTTCAAACAAATTTAAGTGATAGCACACCATTCATATCATTTGGATTTGATGTTTATGAAAATTTAAATACTGATAATGGAGAATATGATTCTTGGAATACATATAATGCATTATGTACTTATAATCAATTAAGTTATAATGTAGCTATTAATAGTGGTGATGAAGTATATGATTTCGTAAGTGTAACTTTAGGCAAAACAACTTACAACTTTGGTAAAGGAGAATATCAAAATTTAGATGGAAGTCCATTTGATATCTCAACTATTACAACTGCATTAATATCAATATTAGGATTCTAATATGAGCTACGCAATAACTGACTACAGCACTACTGAATTAGAATTCAATGATGGAAGCAGAAGCTACTATTACAAGAAGTGCTATTGCTCAGTTGAATTGCAAGGCGAGTATATCATCTTCACTGCTCATCGAGTAGAGAACAATGCCTTTCGCCAACAGTGGAGCGTAGCATATACTGACTTCACTACTCCAACAGGATCATCATCGGCAGTGCTCGCAGCCATTCAAGCTATCATTGATAGTTATGCTGGAGGCTCAACAGGCGGAGGTATTCCACATGGAACAGCATCAGGAACGGATACTTATACGGTAACCATTAGCGGTGTTACAAGCTACACAGATGGAGAAGCTTACTTGATTAGGTTTCCTATTGGTAACACAACAGTAGCAACGCTAAACATCAACTCACTTGGAGCTGTTGACTTATACCGTAACAATGATGGACCATTGATAGGTGGAGATATTGAAGATGGAGCAGAGATGTTAGTGGTTTATAACTCAACTATTCCTGCC